GTTTATAAAAGACAAATTACCAAAAACTAAAGTTATAGCAGGCAACGTAGCAACAAGGAGCGGTGTTGAATATTTAGCAGTAGCAGGAGCAGATGCGGTTAAAGTTGGGATAGGCGGCGGATATGCTTGTACAACTAAAGATAAAACAGGATTTACATATCCTATGTTTAGTTGTGTAATGGAATGTACAAATAATGAAGCGTCTAATTTCAATATACCAGTTATTGCTGATGGTGGTGTACGCTGTAATGGTGATATTACAAAAGCAATAGTCGCAGGAGCCAAAATGGTAATGTGTGGGTCTATATTTGCCGCTTGTTCTGATAGCCCTGCACCGGTCGTAAAAGATACAAATGGTAGGCGTTATAAACAATATTACGGGTCTGCCAGCGTACATAATAAGATTGATAAAAAGAATATAGAAGGTACAATGAAGCTAATGGACACTGATTCTTTTACATATGAAGAAAAGCTTTTAGAAATAACTCAAGACTTACAAAGTGCAATTAGTTATGCCGGTGGTTGCAATTTGAATGCGCTTAATTTAAGTAAGGTAAATTATGGAGTAAGAATTTGAACCCGGATGATTATATTAAGAATGTAGAATCAGCGTATCCTGAAACGTGTGAAGAGTTTAAAAAAATACAACGCGAACAATATGAAGTTTTTTGTAAAAAACAATTTGACTACGGGCCGCATAATATTAGCTTAGGATCTGACTTACATAAGAAAGAGGATATTACAGCTTCTATTTCTGCAATTGTAGTTCGCCTTAACGATAAAATTCAAAGACTTATAAATTTAGTTTTACGTAAAAAAACATTTGAAACTGCAAATGAACCTATTTTTGATGCTTTTGGCGATACAGCTGTATATTGCATTATTGCTGAAATAGTAAAAAGAAAAAAATGGTGTAAATAATGTCTTTACTAAATATTTTTAAAATTAAAAATAATGAGATTAAACGTCTTGAGCAAGAAAATAAAATTTTAAAAGCTCAAATAAAATTCTTGAAAAAATTGTTATTTGATATAGACTCAGATAAAGAATGAATATTACATTTACTGGTCCACAATGTTCAGGTAAGACTACTTTACTTAAATTAATGAGAGGTAGTGGTGGTGTTTTTGACAAATTTTTTTATATTAACGAAGTTACAAGAAAAATAAGAGACGAGTGTAATGTACCTATTAATGAAGAGGGTGCAAATGATATAACTCAATTGTTAATCATAAACGAGGAACTAAAGAATTTATTCTCTTGTGGGTCTATGGGCGGTTGGTGTAAAGGTACAGTACATGATAGATGTCTATTAGACGGGTTGGTATATACTGAATATTTTTACGACAAAAAATTAATTAGTCAGTATGTACTGGCACAAGCGTTGCAGTATTGGCATAAGTTTTATACAAAATACGATATAATTTTTTATCCTGATCCTAAGGAAATTGAGCTTGTTGACGATGGAGAAAGAAGTATTAATGCTGAATTTAGAAATGCAATTATTGATAAATATGAGAATTATTATCTAAATCAGTCTCAATGGAAAGAAAAGGTAATTATTTTAAAAGGAACAGTTGAAGAACGTATGGAACAGATTAAAATTAAACTATATGAACAAGGTATTAGATAATAGCAATATTTCAAAGCATTTAGGCAAAGTAACGGGGTATATATCAACGTACGACTCTACATTGCTTGTTCGCGAGCCAAGAATTAATAATAGAAAACACCTAGATATAACTGACGAGACTGCGCCTTTTGTTGGCTATGATATTTGGAATGCGTACGAAGTCTCTTGTCTTACTGCAGAAGGTATGCCTATCGCAGCAATTGCTAAAATTGTTTACTCTTGTAAGAGCAAATATATTGTAGAATCAAAATCAATCAAGCTGTATATGAATTCGTTTAATATGGAAAAAATTCAAGGAAATATTATTAGTGTATTAATGAAGCTTCAAGATACAATAGCTAGAGATTTAACAAAATTATTAGAAACAGACGTAAAAGTATACGTAAGGCTTACTGGAGCTATTGATGATTCGCTCTTTTATCCACCGGTATTTAGCAATAAAGACTACTCTACGCTAGAAAATAATATCGATGTAACTGATATTAGTGCTATTTCATATACAGAAAACCCGGAAATTTTATCTGCAAAGCGGGGTAGTACGAGAATACAAAGATTTCATTCTGCTTTACTAAAGAGTAATTGCAGAGTTACATCACAACCTGATTGGGGAGACGTTTATATACATTATAAAGGTCAATATGAAATAAACTCTACATCACTTTTACAATATATTGTTTCGTTTAGAGATGAATGCCATTTTCATGAAGAAATCTGCGAAACAATATATATGCGTTTATTAAAAAAGTTTGAGCCTCAAGAGCTAGTAGTAAGCTGTCTATATGTAAGACGTGGTGGAATTGATATTAATCCAACGAGAGCTAGTAGTTATAGCTTGCTAGACACTTCATTAGTTGACGAGTTTAAATACTTTACAAAGACAGTAAGGCAATAGTTAGTCGTTTTGACGATTGCGTCTTAGCTGTTCATACCAAGCATTGCCATTATCATCTAATAGTATTATATATACATTTACTTACAAAAAAAAAGGGCCTCGCAAGAGGCCCTTTTTTAAAGTTCCTGGGACTTACCAGGTGAAAATTAGTTTTCTTTTTTTCGCTAACTCCTAAGATTAGAAGTATACCGATTGTGTTCCTGGTGTAAACGATGTGCCAAGATTCTTGAGAATAATGACATGGTAATAAAGATTTGCACCAAAGATGTTGTCTACTACACCATAACGTGTTAGTAAGCCAACGCGAGGAGCGAAATCATTAGGACCAATTGTTCTCTGAACCATGACAGGAATGTACGGACAGTAAATAATACCTGTGTCGTAGAATTCCGGACCCTTATAACCGAGGAGAGCATATTCGAGGCGAGTGCTGCGAGTGGTTCTTCCGCGGGTATTGCCGGGGGTGCCGGGGTAACCTGCGTTACCTGTACCTGCGTAATTTCCACCAACGCCTGCCTCGTACTGAGCCTCAGTACGGGTATCACGATATACACTGAATCTACCACCGATAGATCCAACCTTTGCAACACCTACTGGTTGAGTGTTAACGTTACCCTGTACCGGTACCCACTGGAATTCAGGCAACATTTCCAAGATAGCGCAAACACGAGGTGTGGCTACGATGAAATTGGCTGAACCACGGCGATTACGAACAGCAATGCGGTTAGCTTCAACAATAAGTCTCTGATAGAAGTCGCGGTTACGCTCGACGAGCCAGCGACCGTCAGCGGATAGAGGTGACCATACTGAATAGCCAACACCATATCCTGCGTTCAGGGCTGTCTGGATCATACGAATGATCATTTCACGGTCGATTTCGGCCTGTAACTCATACGACATAGCGTTGGTGAGTTCAGTGTCGATATCAATACCGTTCATGTTCTTAAGATCCTGTTCGAGCTCTACAGACCAGCGGGCTGCGAGCCTACGAGTACCAGCTTCAACAGCTGTTTTCTCGAAGCTTACAACGATCTGGGGAATCTGTGAGGAGAGCTCGAAGTTTTGGAGCAACTGAGCAACACCCATATCCTGGTCAACAACGAAGAAGTCAGCGTTACCCGAAAGGGCGCCAACACCTGAAGTACCAGTGAAGCGGGAGTCGAGATACTGATAACCGAGCTCAGCACCGGAAGCAGCTTGTGCTTCACGGCTGGCATAAGTGCCAGAACCGAGCGCGCCATCAGAACCCTTGTCATTAGTTGCACCGAGAGCAGTACCTTCGTACTTGTAACGGAGTGCAAATGCTAGACCTACAGGACCGCTCATAGGCTGAACACCAACGATTTCGTTAGTGATCAACTCTGGGAACGTACGGCGGATCATCGGAATGAGGATCTTAGGAAGACGAGCATCACCAGTAGCATAAGCATTATCATTCTGTGAAGGGAACTGGTTGCCTGTGGCACCGTTATTAGCGGAACCAAAGACGCCTGATCCACCAGAAGTATTGCCTTCAAAGCACCACTTCTCTTGGTTTTCCAAGAGGATGGCGGTGTTTAGCCTTGTGTGATCGTCTTCGATAGCGGAAACATTGTTCGATGTGTAATCCAATACTGGACCCCACTTTTCGAGCAATACTTTTGCGCGTGTCTCATCGATATAAGCCTGTGTAGGACGGATTTGTTTAGACATAATTGTAATTTCTCCAATTAATATTTGTCGACCTTTTTATTACTATTCAGGGATTACCCCTCAACGCAAATCTTTAAAAAATTAATATTTCTTAAGCTCGCCCATGTAAGCATTAAAATAAGGATCTGACTCTTTGCTTACAGGTGTTGAAGCTTTTTCTTCAATAACAGGTCTATCTACCTGTGTTGCTACTGCTTCAGCAACAGCTTCTGTTTTTAAAGTTGCAAGCCGCTCATTTTCTGTTCTTTCGAACAGCTTTACAGTGTAATCGAAATTTTCTTTGATAAATTCGGCAGCTTTATTACCAAGCACTTTTTTAACATATGCTTTTTTATCTTCCTGAAGAGTTGAAAGTTTTTCTTCCAAAACCAATGCGGCTGAAAGTTTCTTATTTTCTTCAGTTAATTTCGCTACTTCTTTTTGAGCGACTTCAAGCTGACTAGCAGCTTCATCTAATTTATGCTTTCCGTCAACAATAGCATCACGAATACTATCTTTCGCAACTGCCATATCAACAGATAACATATTGCGTAAACTCTCAAGGAGAGCTACGGCTTTCTTATTCTTTACAGCTTCATTGATAGAGGCTGTAGGAAGTTTTTCTTCAAGATAAAGATCTAAGTAATTACTAATTTCATTAACAATAGATGATTTGAAACTAGTAGCTTCATTGTTTAAAGCTTTTTCATATTTTACAACAACTGCTTTAAGCTTATTAGCTCTGTCTGTTTCAATTGCTTCAACAACTTTCTTAAGCTTATTAGTATGATCTGTATCGATTGCTTCAATTAACGTTTCAAGCTTTTTTGAATAATCAGCATCTTGCTCTGTAAGAGCTTTTTCAACATGAAGCTGTGCGCGTTCATTAACAGAGGTATTAAATGCAGCTTCAATTTCTTTAAGAACATCTTCCGTTAAAATGCCCTTAGTTGCTTCGCTTAGAATGTCATTTATCTTTGCCATAATTAAAAAATGTTTTGTTTTAAAGCGTTATTGATTTTTGATTTAACTTTTAAATCAATAGCACTCTGTAAATATTTATTAGCTTCAGAGTATTTTTTTTGAGAAATTGCTTTTAAAAAGTTAACTATGTCTTGCTTTTCTGAAACTTGCTTAGTCTTAGACATACAATTATTTATATTATTATTATTCATTTTCTGTATATTATACTGCTTTTAGCATAGTAAAAAACGACAATATTTGTTCTTTAAGATATGTTTGCACTTCTTTTGTTGGCAGGTTTTTCAGTGTGTTATTAAACATTTCATAAACCTCTTCAAGCTCACCATTTGTACTGAGAACATATTGTTTACTCTCTAAAATACCATTAACAAACGCTTTAGGGCAAGATGGGTCCGCCACACAATCAACAGCAATAAGTCTCATATCTGTTACTCTATTAACACCACCAGCTTCTTCATTAAGCTTTCCTAAGGCACGGCTCGACATACCAACACGTACACCGTCATTAATAAGTGAGCGTACAATTTGACCCATGGGCGTTGAAAGTACTTGTGATTTACCTATTACATGATTATTTTCCATCTTTAAATTTGTTACAACATGACAAGCTCTTTCGAGATTTACTTCAGCTGAAGCAGGATGATTTAATTCACCCATAGCACGGTTTGTTTGAATCATTTCTTTTATGTATCTATTTACTTCACGCTCCATATCCATCTTCTCATAAATTCTTTGATTTTTATTTACTTCATTACAAACCATATACGGTCCTTGTATATATAAACGTGCAGGTTCTCTTGAGTTTTTTTCTTCTAAAATATATTCAAACTGTTCTTCAGGCGCAGGTGTTTCGACTAAAAGACGTAATGACATGTAATTATTTATTGAGTCCTAATTCTTTTTCTGTTAATATTAAGAACTTATAATTATGACGCTTACACCACTCTTTTGCAGCTTTCCATTTAGCCATATTTTGTATATATCTCTTATTTTCATAAATTATAGTACTATTTCGTTTTTTTCCTGATTCTGGCGGTAAAACTTGATCTGATGGTTTTATTTCTATAATATATTTGCTTATTCCAGTATTTTCTTTAATAGCTATAACGCCATCTGTATAATATCTATGTGTTTTACCATCAATAGGATTTACATAGGGTATAATTATTGCTTCACTCGCCCATTCAATAACATTTGTATTTTCATCACACCATCTGAAAAAACGTAATTCCCAACCTGAACGATAAACTGGTAGCTGTCGGCCAATATATTTAGTACGATTTTTGGGGTTAAAAACACCCTGCCTATATTTATCTGTTATATTTGAAAACATTATTAACCAACAAAGAACAAAGGCGGTGCAGCATCACCTAAGCCTGGTGCACCTTCATATAATTTTTGTTCAAGTCTTTCTCTTTCTGCTAAACCTTGTGTTAGGAGGTCATTATAATTTATCTGACCACCACCAAACATTGTTGTACCAGTGTATTTACCTCTTACATTACCGATAGTTATTTTACTCAAGGCTAAAGCATATTGATAAACCCATGGTTCTTTTATTAAATCTTTTAATCTACGTTCTACATAACACGCAATTGTACCATAAAATCTATGTGTTGAGCCGGGTGTGCGAGGTGGAGGGTAAAAATTTAAGTACTGTGTTCGTTCATCAAACGTATATGCGCGGCGTGTTGCTAGTAGTTTCTCTCTATCTTTAAGCCAATTTTTAAGTACATACCAGCTTATTAAATCAAACCCATAATTGCCCATAGCATAACTAAAATATGTTTGTTGTGCAAGAGTTTGCTCGATAGTAAACAAAGTATTAACACCGGTGCTCGTACCTTCTTCAAAATCTATTACATCAATTACTTTACGGTAATCCATAATATCATAGTCAAAACTATTAACATTTTTTTCCTCCGTGTTTCCTGACGGTGTAAAATACTCTGCTAACATACCGTTAAAATTGATAACTGACAAATAATTTGATATTGTTAAAATCTGATTCTTAAAAATACCATCCTTATAAAGTGCGGAAAGTGATGCGGATGATGAAAAAGTATCTAAAGAAAGAGAGGATGCAGCAACGTATACTGTATTAGGTTTATTTAACGTTTTATTAAAATTTGGTGTAATACTAAATAGAAGATCTAGTCGCAAGCCTTTTCCCGCTTCATAAAGATCAGAGTCAAAAACAAGATATTCTTCTGTATATCCAGCAAATTTTGCAAACATTTCACAAGCAATTGATATATTTTCAAATAGTTGATCATGATGAATTTCAAGATTTACCATCGGTGCTCCGAGAGTTCTTGTTATTCTTTCGGAGAGACGAGTAAAAGTATCTATCTTACTATTAAGATTAGTACTTTGGAATGCTGTTATAGGAGTAATCGCGGAGCAATCCATATATTATATTTATTATTATGCTGGTGCTGCAGTGCCCTGTACTCCTGGTGTTGTAGCGCCGGTACCACCGGCAGCTGAAACCTCAGCAGTACCGCCTGCAGCAGCGGCAGGAGCTTCAGTAGCACCACCCGGGCCAGGTCCAAATTCTGGTGGGGTACGCGTACCTGCGACCCCACCACCACCACCACCAGCAGCAGCTTGGCCTGCTTCTGCTCCAGCAGCTCCAGCAGCGCCTAATTCTCTCCAGTTCGGTCCGTTATTTGTAATTTGATCTAGTTCCCATAATAATTCCCTATCTTTTCTCAAAAATTCTCTATTAGCCATTAAATCAGAATCAGACCAACCTAAAAACTTCTTTTGCGCAAACGTTTTAGAAACAAGATCGCTTTGTGTTATTTGATTGAAATTTTCTGCTTTTAGCTGAAACTTCTGACTTTCGCGTAATTCATAAAAATTTGTTGGTACGTTAAAATTAAGATGTATATCTGTTTCTTTTAGATTATATTTTTCCCAAAATTTTCTTAATTTTAAATGTGTGACGAGTCCGTTTTTAAGACCGTTAGCAAAAAGTTGTTGCTGACGTATTATAAATCTTGCAAATTTTAATTCTTCGCGCAATATATCTGTACCATCTTTAAAGACATCTTCAACATTAAGCCGTGTTGTAGGTACTTTAAGAGCTTTGTACAATTTTTGTACAAAATACATCAGGTCTGTTAATTCGCCAAGATTTTGCCCGCCTGGTAATTGGACTACCTCAGTACCGGTACTTCCAGCACGTTTTGCAAACCAAAAGCTATCAAGCATCGACTGTGGATTAAATTTTTGAACGGAAGCACCCTGGTCTGCGTCATATGTACGCTTTGACCAATAATTTGTCATAAGCTTACGAAGATAAGCTTCAGCTTTTGGCGGAGCCATATTACCTACATCGACATTAAAAACAAGTCTTTCCGGCGCACGGACTAATCTATAAATTACTATAGCATCTTCAATTAATGATAGCTGTCTATAAGCTCTACGTGCGTTCTCGATAAAAGGTAGACGTAACGTCTTATTTTCATTCCATATATCTGAATTTATATAAGTGACTTGATTGGCATCAAGTGGTACTAATTCTACTTTTGCTACTTTTCCCGGATTTTTTGTATCATAGACGTTTTTACGAAGAAGATAACCTCTTATAATCTGATTTTGTACATTTTCAAAAATTGGATCAACTATATCTGTCGGAATAGTTACAACACCGAGAATACCTTCTTCAGGATAAGACTTGTGTATAATGTGTTCCCAGTAAATTTCTGCATCAACAAGCAATGATCGCAAATAACTCCACCCTTTATTTTCCAAATCAAAGTACCCAATATATTTTTTAAATTCTTCTGTAATTTTTTCTTTCTGTTCTTCTGAAAGTTTTGAAGTGCGAAACTTTAATTTAACAATATCACCATTATCATCTTTATTAATAAATTCATCACATATTTCATCCAAAGCATCTGCTACTTCAGAAAATGCAGCCATAACACGGTAATCTGTAAGACGGCGACCTTTATCAGGCTGTATGTTCGCGTACATGAAATCATGATAATCTTTATTTTGTACAACATTAGCATATAAACTATCAGTAAAAGCTAAGGAAGATGAAATTGATTGACGTGATAGAGCTTCATCACGTTTTGTACCTTTATCAAAAAAATCTTTATATTTCGGATTAAGCGTATTAATTTGATCTTCAATATTAACCGGTTGGTACGGTAGTTTAGAGGATATAAATTTTACCATGTCCCTACCAAACGTGCTCTCCTTATTGGTATTAGCCATATGTTATATTATTTATAGTATAATTTGTTAGTTTAAACTATAAACTTGTTAAATTCGTTATTTGTGGTGCACCAGAAACTACATTGGTCTCGTAATCACTAACTAAGCCGGTGCTAAGAGGGTATATTTGTGTGTCGTCAGAAAGTGAATCATATGTAGTTATAAGCGATTCAGCTGAAAAATTATTATGTATATAATATATGTTTCCGCTTGGCTTTGTTGCTTCAGGAAATAACCAACCTTTAATAGTAAAAGCGGTATCACCAATTAACCGGTATTTTTCGTTTGTAGCAATATCGGTAGGGTAAGATAGATTAACAGACCCATCCCATAGCACTTCACTACGTATTTCCTGCCTCGATGCGCCGGCACCCGCAATCAAACCTTCAGGTACTTTCCATGAGAGAATAATATATGGGTTATTATATGGAACGAAATTAGATATTATTTGATCCATATCGGTTTGAAATTTAGCTATTATAGACATAGAAATACCGATGTTTACCGGTACTGGTGTTCTATAAAATGCCGACGCTGGTTTATAATCCGATTCTTTAGCGCCACGAGATAGGTAAAACCCTGTAAGCTTATTAAAAACTCGTGATTCATCCCTACTCACGCTCGTTATATTAATTGCAACAGCAGGTAAAGTTAAGTTTTGCGCTTTATTAACAAGATCGTAAAGTACGCGTTGTTTCGGTGCATATATATATCTCACCTGCAAGCTACTTTGCGGTACTCTATCCTTATCGTAGCGTTTAATAATAATATCATCAAAAGCTGCAACGAATTGCGTAACTAGATCTTTTATTTCAAAATGAAAAGCTTGTGTTTTCACAATATATAATATTTATCAATAAATTCGCGCAATAAAAGACTTTGGAAGCTTATCTTTAGCTCTCTTTAAGACGTTGACAACATTACCGTCGAGTATATATGTTACTGAGAAATCTGCCTTACTTCTTGTAGCTCTTCCGCTTGCTTGCACTAATGTATTAAGCATTTTATTTTCATACCAATTTTTGTCTTGCTCAAATAATTTTTTAATACGCTTATTTTGTATTGATGGAAACGGCAGCTTTACTATAATTTGAAAGCGTGCTAAATCATCTTTTAGATCTATACCATAAGTTAAGGACGGTGATACGAGAACTGTTGGTTGTATAGATTCATAATGTAATTTAAGTATAGTTTCATTTTTTGCTTCTGTATCTCTGAATAAAAAGCGCTTGTCGTTGTTTAACTTAGAGCGAATAAAACTTGTTATCTCGTGTGAATGTGTATGTATTATACCTTTTTCTGTTTTATGCTGCTCAGAAATAACTTTTATTTGCTCACAAATTCTTGGTAAAATGTTTGTTAAATTTTTATAATTTAGACTATTTTTTGATGAAACATATATAGGAGATTTACGCGGATCAAAATCACATTCTGCTTCTACATATGCATAATCAGTAATACCTAATGTTTTTGCGAAATTTTTATGGTCAATAATTGTTGCAGACATTAGCAAAATTTTATCCGCAAAATTAAAAATATATTTACCAAGCTTTTCAGCCTTTAGCGGTGTAAATGAAACTTTTTTTGCATCTTTATCTATTACATAATCACATTCATTCCATAAACTGTCAACCGTACTGAGAGAGTTATGAAGGTTGCGTAAAAATTGCATTTTGCTGCGTTCAAAAGAGGTTGGTGATTTTTGTTTTTTATTAACTTTTAAATTTAAATCTTGTATTTCACTATACACTGTATTTGTTAAATCGTTAATCCATGCGCGTGCTTTAAGATTGCTTTCTGTCAATAGTGCTTTAAAATCAATTTTAAAGAGTGCAAGCTTTTCATATACTATATCTGCTGAAAATTGTCGTATAAGCTCGTCTTCAAGTTCTGAAGCTTCGTCACATATAATAAAATTTTTTCTTTTTAAGTGATTGGGTAAAGCAAGAAACATTTTATAGTTCAATGCAGCAAATTTTGATAAAAGTGCTTTATTGCGAGCATTGTAATACAGACAACGATTTTTTGCCCAGCAATCATCCTTTAATTTTGATAATAACATGCACGGCGCTGTTTCAACATCAACATTATTATCTACATCACAAATATAATTTGTCTTTCCTTTTAAAATATCTATATCGGGAAATAAACTTGTGTATTGATCTTGTAAAGATTTTGTTATTGTAAGTACAAAAGTCCCATGAGGTGGCTGAGCTAAACATTCTTGCTCGTTAATGTATGTGCCTGTAAAATCTTGCTTATAAGCGGTATAGTTTGCTATATGCTCTGTAAATAAACTAGTGGGTGTATTGCTTAATCCAGAAATTGTTTTAGCTAAAAAACTTTTACCGGTACCGGTTGGCGCGCAACAAACTACAAATTTTTTACCGCTCTGAAATGCTTTCTCTATACCTCTTATGAGATTTACTTGCTGCGTACTTGGCTTATAATTGTCAGGAAAATGTTCTAAGTACATATCAAATAGCATATATCTGTAGTATATATGAAAAAAAGAAAAATTAAACTGATGTTATTATTATCTTTTTATTGTATAATTTTGAAACTTTTTTTGATGTTATATTTTGAACTAAATTTTTAATATTTGTATTGTTTTTACAAAACGCATTTGTCGTGTAATCAAAAATAAGCTTATTATCTAATTGCTCGATAGCAAACGGATAAGGTAATTCGTAGACTATTTTTTTATTTTTTTTTACTTCACACATTATTGTAAAAGTACAGAAAAAATCTTTAATACAAAATAAAATTAATCTTCCCTGTTTAAGAATTTTATTTTCAATAGAAAATGTTAAGTGTTTTTGAAGCATAAGATTAATAGCTGCTTCAATTTCTAAAGGCGATGTCATGAATCCATAAACCTCAGTTTTTGTTGCGCAGACATCAAAGCGAGTTTATTATTAAAAAAGGGCCAAAATTGCTTTACAGGTATTAAATTGATCATATCACAAGCAATCATATTAATACATCGATAATCTTGCATTAAAACATCCCACGTAATAATTAAGTTTTTTGCTTCAGGATTATACTTAGGATTGTATATGGCTCGGCGATAATTTAGCGCAATTCGTCCTTCTGGGCTATTTAGTAAAGCAAGCGAGTTTGTACAAAGCATTCTACGCGTAAGCGGCGCACCCGGCCGGGGTCTTTTACGCATAAATTTAATCTCTACTACGTTGCTTAGAAGGAGATTTTTTAATGTGGCTCGCGACACTTTCATTATCTTGTCTTAAGGAACAAATACCAAAGATCCGTTGTTCATTTAAAAATAATCCTTTTTTAAGGGTACCGTAATCTTCAATATCTAGATTTGCTACCGGTACACCGAGGTTGTTCGGAAAACAAACGTAATCACTTTTTTTAACGTATTTTGTACTCGGACCGCATAGTATAACTTCACCTATCCTCCACGCCTTTGTATCAGCGTTAATAGGTACAACAATACCGTTACGCATAATAGATGTACCGTCTTCTGTTTCATCGGCATACTTGACAAGTAAAACATCATCAAGTACAGATTTAAGATTATAGCCGTAAAAAACAGAGTTAAAAGAATTTTTAGGAAGTTCAGAAAGATCAATTAAACTTTTTTGCGTAGGTAGAATATCAATATCTGCAGGCATACAATAATTTATATTAATAAAAATTATAATCCATTGTTATTATTTTGACATTTGATCGAGTAAAAAAATATAATTTTTTATTTCTCGTTGTGAGATTTCCATATTCTTTGCTATTAAATCGGTATGATTATCAGAAACCGTGGATTCGGTTTTTTTGCGTTTAAAATAATTTATACGTCTCGATGGCTGTTTATCAAATAAGGCATGAAAAAGTATATATAATTCTTTTTTTGTATTAAAGATTGAAAGATACTTATTAAGTATGTTGCATGTTTTTGCAATCGCCGGGGAATACATGCTCAGCCAACGGTTAAGTATAAAAGGTTGAAATTCTGCTTCTTCCTCCTCTGTTGTTAGAAGGGTTTTCTTTTTTGTATGTAAAATATCGTTTATATAATCAAAAATAATCATTTACATATTACTTTTGTTGTTGCAATAAACATATCATCATTCATTCTATAGAACAGTTCAACAACATCTCTAATAAATGTATCAACTTGCTGATCTGAAAGGTTTGTTGAATAAGCAAAAGCTGGCGCCTTTTTACCTGCATTAACGTTTATACCGGTATGACCGAGCGCAATCTCATTATTTACGTATGTAATACTTACAGAGCATTTACCCTGAGTTTGCACAATGCCGCCTTGCTTATGCTCCTTATGTACGATAAGGTCATCACCATCAACCTCTATCGGTGCATTTAGGTACTTTGTACTTAAAATATTTGCAATCTGTGTATTGAATAATCTCTGCCACGCTACAGCACCAACAGAATTCATATTTGGAATTTCCCAACAAAAATTAATTGCGTCGTCGCTGTAGATAAAATCTGCACTTAAAATATCTTCTGTATCTATCATACCTTCTGCCTCTACTTTCATTGGAGCACGAAACGCGATAATATTGCCAATAGGTAAAGTTCTTTCCTTAAAGTATTTGTATGCAAATCGTGAATGTATTAAATCACCATCATAAATTTTAATATCTTTTATATGCATAATAGAAGAGTATATATTAGACTTTATCTAGTTCCAGCAATAATTCGCAACAAATATTTACAACGCTCATCATAAGTATGTTTTTTAATAACAGTATTATAACCATGCATTGCTATTTCTTCCCGTTCTTTTTCGTTTTTTAAAAAATATTGTATTTTATCTCTCAAATCAGATATGTCGTTATATGTGACTATATCTTTGCCTATATCAAAAAGTTTTTCGAGACCTTGAGTATAATTAGTAAGAAGAAATGTTTTACATCCAAGCGTTTCAAAAGTACGATAATTTATATCATTTGAAATGTTTTTATTAAAATGTATTTTATATGAATTTATTGCTTCTACCATCTTTTCGCCTATTACAAAAGAATCTATTTTTGGCTGCACAATACCAATAGAATGCAGCAGTTGATTGCGGTCAGCAATAAGATTACCACAAAACCCTAAATCGTATTTTTTTTCTATATTAAGAGGTTTAACTAAATCGTGTGGATATGCATTAGGAAACCAATAGCAAAATTTTGCTACTTTTCGAAAATACGGTAAGTAATATTCAGTTGAATTTAAGTGTATATCGGGATGAATTTTTTTACATATATCTAGATGCATTTCAAGGACACAATGACTGTCAATACTCCAATATATTTTTATTTTTTTACTTTTATTAATTTTTTCAACTGGAAGCCATTCAGGTGTATAATTTTCTAAGACAAAAATAACATCTGCCCAGGTAGCGAGATTATCAAATTGATCAAAGTTTGGATAATTTAATCCCCAAACTTCAGCTTTGTTACCCTGTATTCTGTTTATCGAGTTCTTAAGGCAGAGAGCTTCGCGAAACTGTTTATTTGCTTCATGACGACCCGCTTCTTGTATAATTAAAAAATTCATTTATTAGTTACAGCATCGAGAGCGGCTATACCGTCTTTAAGTACATCAATATGTTTTGGCCACATAAGTTTATCATTTTCATCATATTGACAGCCAACAAATTCGTAATCTTTTCGCTTTGTAGGAAACGGTTTTTTATCATAAAAATCATCATGTACTGTAATATCGTTAGGGAGAAATCTTGGATAAACTTGCTGTGTAATTATCATTTGATCAATACCCCAATCATCGCGCTTCGGGTATTGGAATATTAGCTTTTTAATATCGCGTAATTTTTCAGCACGTACACCCCACATACCAGCAAGCATCATAGCTTGATTAGGTACTGGTGCGTGCCATGGATGATCGCGCATTACATGTAGTCCTGTACCTGCTGCTATCCATTCGTTTACCGCTGCAACTTCGCGATCACCAATTCGCGAATCGGTATCACGAAAAATAACGCGCTCTGTACGTTGATCTGCACAAGCAAGATAGCGATAGTTGGTAAAAAATGCAGAATCTTCATCTTCTATGTAATAAGCAGTACCTCCGTTATCTTTTAATTGCTTAGCAATGTCTTTTTCTATTGATGGTGCTAAATAAAACCACGCTTCCCAGCCAGGATAATATTCTTTACAAAGCTTTAAATTCTTTAAAGCACCGTACCTGTAGATCGGGTTTTTACCATATACACAAAAACTTACGACATTCATTTTATTATATTCCTATTATAAGGTTTATTTAAAATTTGCTCCCACAGCTGTGCTTCTTTTTTTCTTTCTGGTAAAAGCTTATCCCAAAGCTGATCTGAATTTTCTTTATTTTCACCCTCCATTTTACGCAAATTTTCTGCAACTTTATCATATTTTGATGTACCGAATACCCAGTGATTATGCATTATTGTTATGTCAGGTCTGTAGACTTTTCTATCAAATGCAAGGTACATATTATCTAACCATTGATCTATCCAATTTCTAGAAAATTCTTCACGCATAAAATAACCGGTTTTTTCCATATAAAACCTATGTATAAAAAGCCAAGCAGAAAATTGATCTTGTCTATGACCGTCAAACCCTGTAACAAGTTTAAATTTATCAGGACAGTTTGTTTCAGAAAATTCTTCGAGTATTTTTTCATCCCAGCTATCAGTCATAAAAACCATATCATCACCGAGCATAGAAATAATTTCTTCAGTGCTATTCTTTGCAAGAACATTCCAAAAATAACCCAAGCTAAATTTACCTGTAGGGTTGGGAGGTATTATAATAATTTTTAAATTTTTAATAGCTGTTGCAAGCTTTTGACATCGCTCAAGTGTTGGGTCGTTTTTATCAATACCCATGTACAGTGTATAATTTTCTGGTGATTTACACCTTGATAGAGCACTCATAAGAAAATTAATCTTATTATTCATTCTCTCTCTCGTTGGTAAAAGTAAGGCAATTTTCATTTTGGTTTAAGTTTTTTTAATATCTTTATTAATTCATCCTTTGATGTATCAGGCACAGCATTTTGCCACGCGGGTAAATAGCCATGTTTTTTCTCAAATAATTTAGCACCAAGTTTAATATTTTCCATCCAATCTTTACGCGGACGTATAGAGCTGCTTTTTTCGGAACATTCAATTTCTTGAAGGTAATCTGTACTATTTGCTAAATCTGGAAAATTCCAATACGGTGTTGTAAAGCCAGCTTTGTAGAGTCTATAATCGTGCTCAACGTGCTCAAAAGCGTTTGTAAATTCTTCGTCAATTAATCCGCCTTTTTCTAGAGCCTCTTTTGTATAATAACAAAATGCACCGACACTATGCGCATTAATGGCTAATTTAATATCTTTATAATCTATTATATATTTTGGTACTGGCGGACCGCCGGAAATATTATTTTTATTTGCAGGCCCGTGATAACCAAAGTTAAAATGCTGTATACCTGTAATATTTCGAAGCCTAATATACTGATTAAAAACATCTGAATTTTTAATTACTATATCATCTTCAATAATAAAGATATGATTACAGTCACTACCAATAAGATATCTAAAAAGCTTATTTTTAGATTTACCTACACCAATATTTTCTTTATTATGAAAGTATGTAAAATAATGCTCTTGCTGTAACCGCTTAATATCTGCAAAATCTGTACCATCGTTGACAACAGCTAATAATAAATCTTTAGGTATTGATCTAAAACACTTTAAAAAAAAGCTAGGCCGGTTACATGTAACTATACCAATACCTATTTTATCCATATTATTTCCTGTATTATAATATAAATAACTATAATGGCAATTACAACATCAAATAGTAATTACGTCAATATAAGTAATTTACCGAAATCTCAGCAAGTACAAGATACAGATTTACTGGTTATACAAACAGATAACGGTACTCAAACTATAACGTTTGGTGATTTAAACGTAGTAAAAACAGATATAGTAGGTAATGCAACTATTTTCGGTAATTTAACCGGTAACACAGCAATATTTGAAACTGTTTCAGCGGGTGGTAATGTTTTTGCGCTCGGTTTTAATGCAAACGGTAATAAAGGTATATACACGGGTCACGGTTTTTATAATAAATTTACTATTAATGGTGGTCTTATAACAAGTGCACAATATGTAACTGGGTCGTACGAATATAACGATATAAAAAATAACATTCTTCCTGCGGTAACAGCTTTCCAAGATACGCAGTATAAAAGAATAACGGATATATATAGAGATGCAATTATACCTACCAATGCATCAACAAAAGATGTTATATTAGAAAACTTCTTTATTGGGTACCCGGGTGTTGTTAAATCAACGTGTAAGCCTTACCATTTTTATGTTACAGCAACAGAGAGAGTTTCGTCTTGCCCCTGGGTTGATAACGTAAACAACATTGCAGGTGCAGCAACAAATGATTTATCATTTAGAATAAATCTCGGCTATATTGCACCGTCAAACATTATATTCCGCTGGAGATTTCTTTATACATATCCGCCTTATGGTGGATAATTAAATATAAAACATTAAAGCTTTGTTAATTCTTGCTAATGCTTTGCGTGGATGGCAACCTTCATCAACAAGTTTTTTATATTCAGTTTTAAAAGCTTTAATAAATTCTTCTGAGAGACGAAGATTTTTTGGATAAAATTCTTTTTTTACTGTCTTTATAAACGAAAAATTTTCAATAATTTGCTTATATTCTTTATTATACTTCACTAAAGTATTTATTTTTTATTGATTATTTCTTCTCTTAATTTTACTTCTTTTTCTTCTTCTTTATATGCTTTCTGCTGTGCTTTTAATAGTACTTCCATTTGCGAAACATTTTCTGGGCTTAAAATACTTTGTTCTTCTATTGCTTCACCGTCGTTGTTTAAATATAGTTTAACCATCTCAATACGTTGTTCCGGCGTACCGAATATTTCAATAATAGGCGGTCTATCATCATCAACTAAGAAAGGACACGCACCCTTATGCATCAAGCTATATTCTATTGCTTTAAAAATGTTATCAATTTCCTGAATATATTCTGCATCTATTTCTCTACTTTCTTTGTATTCTATTTGGACTGGAGCAACGCGTGTAATAGGGAGAAAGAAAATAACATCAATTGATCTCATGCTTTCTTTTACAAGAGGTATACATTTTTCAATAAACTCTCTATCGATATCTGAAGTGCCTTTCGTCTCAGCCCAAAGTGAATAAACCAAGTTATCGAGCGGACAACGATCAAAAATTATTTTATCTGTTTTCGATGTTTTTAAAATATCATCAACAAGGCAATTTAAAATTTTCCACTGCCCG